CTTCGCGCTGAACACCACGCCGGCCCCGATCCTCTATCTGGTCACCTCCTACACGCCACCCTATGATCGTAACGATTACGACGGCGGCGTCGGGATGGTGTTCCAGCCGGGCCACACCGAGACCTACAACCGGATCGGGCTACAGAAGCACAACGGCAACACCGGCGCCCATATCGGGTATCTCTACAACTACAACACCAAGGCGCTGCTGGCCTCGGTCTCGATCGACCTGACCGCTGGGACGGTGGGGAATTTCTACTACGGCATCATCCCGCCGATCACGGTCAACAACACCACCCAGTATGCGGTGATGACCGACGTGGTGAACCTCGGCCAGCTCTGGGGCGAGCACGGGCCCACCGTCCTGACCAACGGGACTTATGCCGTCTATGCCGCGTGTGACGTGGCCCGGACTTCCTGGGGCGTCAACGGCTCGGGTGAGCAATTCGCCGGCGTCGATCTGGCCTTCGTCCCGGATGCCATCGGGGTCCTGTCGATCGCCCAGGCGGACCAGACGATCAGCGCCGCCGGCACGGTCGCCGGCGTCGGTGGCGGCGACGCCCTCGCCACGCTGGCGATCACCCAGGCACCCAACACGTTGGGTGCCGTCGCCCAGGCATATTTCCCCGTCATCAGCGGCGGGCTGGGCGACTACGCGCCGGGCACCGTCCTGATGGTGCATGCGGACGGCGCCAACGGGTCGATCGGATTTACTGACAACTCCGCCACCCGCAAGACCATGCTGGCGCGGGGTGCCGCCCAGGTCGCCGTCACCTTGCCGCAGTTCGGCACCGGCAGTGCGGACTTCACCGGCAACGCCGCCTCGGCGGTGGTTTCCAACAACGCCACCGACTTCAATTTCGGCGCCAGCCCGTTCACCATCGAAGCGTGGATTTACTCCACGTCCAGCGGCAGCGGGCCGATCGTCACTCAGTGGTCGTCCACCAACGCCAATCTCGGCTGGGAACTCCTCTTGGCCGCCGGCCGCCTCCGGTTCCTCTACAGCACGACCGGCACGGATGGGCAGGTCGTCCAGGGCAATTTCACCCCGACGCTCAACACTTGGTATCACGTCGCGGTCGACTGCGACGCCGGCGGCACCATCCGGGCCTATGTCGACGGCGCCGTGGTTGTGACCGTGACCCGCGCGGCGCCGCTCTATGCATCGACGCGGTTCGGCATGATCGGCGGCGTGGACGACGCCAGTCCCGCCCTCGCCTACCCGGGGCGGATCGACGAGGTTATGGTCCGCAAGGGCTACGCTTCGTATGGCGGCGCCTTCACCCGCCCGAGTGTGCCCTACACGCCGGTCCTCACCGAGACCGCCGACACGATCTCGGCCGCCGGCACGGTGGCCTTCCCGCTCTCCACCGCCACGCTGAACCTGACCCAGGCCAGCCAGGGGATCAGCGCGGCGGGGGCAGTGCTGGTGGGCGGGACGCTGAACCTGCCCCAGGCACCCGAGACCATCGTCGCCGCCGGCGGCCCGCGCGTGGGCGGCAGCCTCGGCATCACCCAGGCCAGCCAGACGATCGCCGCTGGGGCCAAGGTGGATTTGGTCGGTAGCCTCAACATCGTTGAAGCCGCCGACACGCTCGCGGCCAGCGGAACGCTCCCGGTCGCGTCGCCAGTCGTGCTGCTGATGCATTGCGACGGGACTAGTGGCGCGACGACGTTCGTGGACAGTTCATCGTCGGCCCATGTGCTGACGGCGACCAATGTCCAGGTCAACACCGTCAATCCAAAATTCGGCACTGGTGACGCTTATTTCCTGCCGGGTAACCCCGGTGCCGCAATCGACGCCGGTAGCAGTTCGGACTTCTGGTTTGACGATAAGCCGTTCACGATTGAAGCGTGGTGTTGGGCCAACTCCACGGCGGGCGGCGATGGTTACGCCCCGATCCTCGCGACGTGGGGCGCGGCGCTTGCAAATCTAGGTATCTTCTTCAACGTCTTCCCGGCGATCCAGTTCTTCTACAGCACTGGTGGAACTGATTACACTTACGTTGACAGCGGCGTTGCGCTGCCGATAGGCGCTTGGGTCCACGTCGCGGTGGATCGCGATGCGTCCGGCATGGTGCGGCTCTACCTGAATGGCGCGGTGATCGGGTCGGCATCGGTCCCCGTCTCCTTCTATCATTCGACGTTCCCACTTCAGATAGGCAACGATAACACCGCCAGCCGGGAGTTTCCTGGGGCGCTCGACGAGGTCCGCGTCATCAAGGGCGCGGCGATGTATGGCGGGACGTTCACGCCGCAACCGACGCCATACCCCAGCCCGGGTGCGCCCACCTACTTCAACCCCGACACGACCTACACGACGAACATCACGTTACAGAACAACAACCTCACCGCTGTCAGGCTTGTCGGCGGGGGCACCTACGACAATGCCTACACGACAACGACGCAGGGCGGGGCGAAGGTCTACGCTGAAGTGCATATCGACACGATGCAGGATGCCGCCCGCAACGCGCTGGGCATCGGGTTGAACACGGGGCCGACCCACAACTCATGGGTCGGAGACAACCCGAATTCCTTTGGCTGGTGGAACGACGGCTCGGTCTACAACAACTCAACCGTCGTCAGCAGCACCGCGCCGACCTATCTGAGCGGGCACTGGCTCGGCATCGCGGTGGATCGCACCGCCAAGACCGTGCAGTTCCGCAACATCACCACCAGCAGCGCGTGGTGCGCCCCGATCAGCATCGCCACCTACGGCGCGAAGGACGTTAGCGTCGTCGTCACCTGCCAGAGCCCCAACCAATCCTTCACCGGCAATTTCGACGGGACGTTTATCGGCACGCCGCCCGATGCCAGCTATACCCGCTGGAACGGATCGTCGGCCGCCGCACCCCTCTTTATCGGCGGCACCCTGGCCGTCACCCAGGCCAGCCAGACCCTGGCCGCCACCGCCGGGCCGATCGCCGGCGCCACGCTCACGCGCACCCAGGCCGACCAGACGATCGCGGCCCAAGGCAAGGTCGACATCCGGGGCACCCTGGGCATCCTCCAGGCCAGCCACACCCTGGCCAGCATCGCCGGGCCGATCGCCGGCGCGGCGCTGGGGCTGCCCCAGGCCAGCCAGACCCTGGCGGGTCAGGGCAAGGTCGACGTGAAGGGCACGCTGGGGCTGCCCCAGGCGGCCCAGACCATTTCCGCCGGCGCCACGGTGCTGACCGGGTCGAGCGCCACCCTGACCCTCACACAGGCCAACCAGACCCTGCTGGCGGCCGGCACCGTGCCCCTGGCAGTGGTGGGTAGCCTCGGGATCACACAGGCACCACAGACCATCGTAGGGGCTGCTGGGCCCATTGTGGGCGCGGCACTCGCCCGCACTCAGGCTGACCAGACCATATCCGCCCAGGGCAAGGTCGACGTGGGCGCCACGCTCAGCCTGACCCAGGCGCCCGAGACACTTGTCTCGGGTGTCAACGTGACGATCAGCGGTGCCCTGGTCCTCACGGAGGCGATGGACACGATCAGCTCCGTGGGTCGGGTCGATTTGCGCGGCAGTCTCAACATCGTTGAGACCGCTGACACGATCGCCGCCGGCGGCTGGACGACCGCCCGGGCAACGCTGGCCGTCACGGAGGCGCTGGACACGATCGCCGCAGGGGCGGTGGTCGATATCCGCGCCACCCTGGCCCGCACCCAGGCGGACCAGACGATCGCCGCACAAGGCAAGATGACCATCGCCGCCAGCCTGGGGCTCGGCGAGACGCCGGACACGATCAGCGCCGCCGGCAAGATAACGGTGAACGGCACCCTGGTCCGCACCCAGGCGGACCACGCCATTCTGGCCACGGGTGGGCCGCGCGTCGGGGGCGCGCTGTCCCTCACTGAGTTCCCCGACACGGTCTTAGGGACGGTCCAGGTCGGGACGGTCCAGACGCGCGTGATCGTAATGGCCTGAACAAATCCCTAGTGAAAGGACTTCAACATGCCTGGATTAAGCGTCAGTGATGTCGTCAACGTCTCGATCAACCTCGCGCCTGTTGCGGTGCCGCTGCGCAATTTCGGCACGTTGTGCATCGCCGGTCCGTCGACCTCGATCGACGTGTCGCAGCGCATCCGCGCCTACACGACCCTCGATGGGGTGGCCGCCGATTTCGGCACCACCGCGCCGGAATACCTCGCGGCTAATCTCTACTTCGCCCAGCAGCCGCGCCCGGCCATCCTCTACGTGGGGCGCTGGGCGCAGACCGCCTCGGCGGCGGTGCTGCATGGCGGGCTGCTCACCACCGCCCTCCAGACCACCCTGCTGGCGCAGTTGAAGCTGGTCACCAACGGCACGTTCCAGATCACCATCGACGGCATCCTGCGCACCGTCGCCGCGTCGCCGGCCTATATCCAGGGCGGCCCGTTCGCCTCGACCGGGACGCCGCCGACGGCGCAGGACACGCTGGTCACCACCCTGTCGGCGATCACCAACGGCGCGTTCAAGCTGACCATCGACGGCACCAACAAAGACACCGGCCTGATTGACTTCAAGACGGTCCCCCTGGCCGGGGTCACCACGACGGATAAACTCACCGACGCCGCGCTGCGGATCAACACCGGGCTCCAGATCGGGGCCCTCAAGGCCACCTGCACCTGGGACAGCGCGTTCGGCGGCTTCGTGGTTCGGTCGGCCACCACCGGCGTCGCTTCGACCATCACCGCCGCCACGGCGGGCGCGGCCGGCACCGACATCAGCGCCACGCTGAAGCTGACCACCGCCCTGCTGGCCCAGTCGCCGATCACGCCCGGCTCCACCGGGATGAACTTCACCAACATCACCAACCTGAACGGGGCCGCGACGATCATCACCGCCGCGCTGACCTCGGGGCATTGCTGGTTCGACGGCGACAACTTCCACATCGAAGCGTCGTCCTACGGCACGGCTTCGACGATCACCTACGCCAGTGCGACCGGCACTGGGCAGGATATCTCGACGCCGCTGCACCTGACCCAGGCCACCGGGGCATCGGTCCCGGTCAACGGCATCGCCGCCGAGACGCCGCTGGCCGCCGCCGTGGCACTACGTTCCCATCCGGAATGGTATGGGCTCCAGCTTGTCTCCGCCACCATGCCCACCACTTCGGACCACGTCGCGGTCGCCAACTTCATCGAAGCCTGCGATCCGGTCAGCCTCTACGGCTACACTTCCCAGGACACGGCGGTGATCGATCCCACGATAACCACCGACGTGGCCAGCCAGATGAAGGCTTTGCAGTTCACCCGGACGTTCGGGCAATACTCCAGCTCCAGCCCCTACGCTTGCGCCTCGATTTTCGGCCGCGCCTTCACCGTGGACTTCGAGGGCAGCAACACGGTGATCACGCTCAAATTCAAGACCGAGCCGGGCGTGGCCGGCGAGCAGCTCACCGAGACGGCGGCGGCGGCGTTGAAGCTCAAGAACTGCAACGTGTTCGTTTACTACTCGAACGATGTCGCGATCGTCCAGGAGGGCGTGATGTGCTCCGGGATGTTTTTCGACGAAAGGCACAACATGGATTGGATCGCCAACAGAGTACAAACCGATCTGTTCAACGTGCTCTATACCTCCAACACGAAAATCCCGCAGACCAACGCGGGCATCCACATCCTCACCACCACCGTCGAGCACGCGCTCCAGCAGGGCGTGGTCAACGGCACGATCGCGCCCGGGCAATGGAATGCCCCGGGCTTCGGCCAGATCGACTATGGTCAGTTCCTGCCCAAAGGCTATTATGTCTGGGCGCCCTTGGTCGAGGACCAGCCCCAGGCGATCCGCGAGGCGCGGATCGCGCCGACCATCCAGGCGGCGATCAAACTAGCCGGGGCGGTTCATAAGGCTAACGTAATAATCAACGTCAACCGCTAAAGGAGTTTACCATGCCATTCGTCTACGGTTTTCTGCGCACGCGCGGCGGCGGGCACGTCGACGCCGGACTGCCCGGTCATGAGGGCGAGGTCGATCCCGGCTTCGGCATCGACCAGGGGGGCAGCATCGACAACTCGCTGCCGCCGGGCTTCCCGCCGATCCACGGCAACCTGCCGGCGCCGCCGATTGGCGTCTGGCCGCCGCTGACACCCTCGGCGCCGATCCAGCCGGCTCCTCCCGGCACGCCGCCGGGCGCGATCTGGCCCAGCCCGGGTCGCCCTGACCGCCCCAGCCAGGGGCTGCCGGGTGGTGGCCATATCTCGGGTCAGCCGGTGCCGCCGCCTTCCGGCAGCACCCTGCCCGAGACCGGCGGGGGTTCTATCGACAACACCCTGCCCAGCAAGGTCTACTGGGTCATCGCCGGCATCCCGGGCGTGGGCTGGCGCTACGTCTGCGTCGACCCAAGCCTGTCGGCGGGCTCCCCACTCCCGCCCGCCCCAGCGCCCAAGGTCTGACACAGCGCGCCCCGTCGGTGTTTCGAATGCGCCGGCGGGGCGTGGCTTCCATGGGAGAACCGCCATGCCGTTCTTCGCCAAATACCCCCACCAATACCTCGACGAGGTGGTCGACAATGGGCAGTGCATGCGGCACGTCCAGGTCGTGGCCGATGTCACCCACTCCTCCACCCTGCGCCAGGGGGTGAAGGTGCGCGGCAACAGCGTCGAGCCCGGCACGGTGATCGGTACCTTCGACGCGGACGGCTGCTACGCCAACGCGGAGGACGGGTCGAGCCACGTCGCGATCCTGGTCGAGGAGACCCCGGAGGGTCTGGTGGTGGTCGACCAGTGGGTCGGCCAGCCGGTCCACGAGCGGACGATCCGCTTCAAGGGCGGCGAGGGCATGCCCTGCGACGACGGCGACCAGTTCCATGTCGTCGAGCAAACCTGACGACAAACCTTGGCGCCCGAACTGGTTGACCATATCGGCGGCCGGCGTGGTCGTCTCGGTCGGTCTCTACGTCTACACCATCGGGTCCGAGATCGGCGCCATGCGCCAGATGACCGCCAACCAGGAATTCCGCATCACCGCCTTGGAGCAACACGGTTCGGGTCCGGTCCAGGCCAACGCCGCCAAGGTCGACGCGGTGATCCAGCGCAGCGACCGGATACTCACCGAACTCCTTAACATGCAGCAACGTATTTCCGATCTGACCTCGACACAACAGCGTCAGGGTGCCGTGCTTGACCGTGTGCAACAAGACCTGTCCGCGCAGTCACGCGCGCCAGATAAGGGAAAGGACTGACATATGCCCACCTACAGCTTCATCGATGTCGCGGCTACCATCACCGGCCCAGGTGGCGCCTTCGCCCTTGGCTATGGCTCCTCGACGGCGGAGGAGGGGATCAGCGTGGCCATGGTCGAGAACAAAAACACCATGACGATCGGCAGCGACGGGGCGGTGATGCACTCGCTCCACGCCGGCAATGGCGGCACCATCACGGTGCGGTTCCTCAAGACATCGCCCACCAATAAGATGTTGCAACAGATGTATGACTTGCAGCGGGTCAGCTCGGCCTTGTGGGGGCTCAACACGATCGTCATCTCGGACCCCGCGCGGGGGGACCAGATCGCCTGCACCAGTTGTGCTTTCCAGAGGATGCCGAACATAACGTATGCGAAAGATGGCGGCAACCAGGAATGGGTCTTTGACGCCGGCCGGATCGACGCGATCCTGGGCGACGGCACCGGGGGCGTCGCGGCCATAGCGGCGTAAGGCGCGCTTTACAGTCTCATGGGCGGAGACTGGCGACGGGCGGTTTTCTGCTGAGTTTCGTCACGGTCCCAGAATTGCATGTCACTTAGGTGCCGCCATGTGGCGGCTCCTCCTTGCAAGGGAAACACCATGCGAAACCTGCTCTTCGCTACCACGGCACTGGGGGCGCTGGCATTGGCCAGCCCGGCCAGTGCCACTCTCCAGGTCGCCGCCGATTTCGGTGGCACCACCTTCCTGTGCGTCGACAATGCGGGCTGCGACACCGACCTTTCGACCGGCAAAATCCAGATCGCCAACCAGACCATCGGTGGCATCACGGTAAACGGGTCAGTCCAGACCAGCACGGGCACCCCGGCCAATCCCGGCACGGACATCCTGAACACGTCCTCGCTGAACTTGATCAACACGCTGGGCATCGCGGTCGCCTACACTGTTACCATCTCCGATACGAACTTCTCTGCTCCGGTCAACCAGTTCAGCGCCACCACCGCCGGGACGTGGCAGACCGCCGTCAACTCGACCGCGCAGACCCGCCTGTGGGCCGACGCCGCTAACGTGCAGGGCGCCGATTTCGTCGGCGATCATCCCGGCACGCTCTTGGACGACTTCTCTTCGACCGCAGCCTTCTCCGCCGACAGCTACGCGCACAACGCGAGCGGTGCGTTCGTTGCTGGCAGTGCGTTCTCGATCACTGAACAGGTCAATGGCAGCCTCTCGGCTGGTGGCCAGCTTATCAATCGCGGCCAGACCGCGATCCTCGAAAACGTCCCGGAGCCCGCCAGCATGCTCATCCTGGGCGCCGGTATGGTCGGCCTGGGTGCGGCTTACCGCAGGCGGCGGGCATGAAGAACTATCTCGTCGCAGGGGTGATGGCGGTGGCGATTGCCGCCTTCGCCCATGTTGCCCCGGCCCACGCGATCCTGTCGCTGGGTCCGAACCCGACGACGGAGGGGCTGACCTACACGCTTGAGTCCGCAGCCACGGCCAACCCGCTGACGGAGCAATTCGCCTTGGTCATCCAGGGCGTGAACGTCGCGGGCACCGATACCCGTCTCGGGCGCACGGGCGTCAATGCCTTTGCGTTCAATCTGGTGAACAACAATCCCGATAGCCCGTTCACCGGGACCGTGTTGGGGATCGTCGTCAACGGCGTGACGACGCTGGGCGCCAATGGCTACACCTTCCAAAACGGC